CCACTCCGTCTGTTCCGCCGCTGTCGCCGTCCCGGCGCTCACCCGGGCGGCCAGAGCGGCCACCCGGTCTACATCCGCCTGGGTCCGGTTGGTGATCAGATTAAGATCCATAGCCTCACTCCTTATCCCAATACACCACCACGCAGCCGGGGGCGCCCTGTTTGCCTGCGGTGCCCTTGCCGGGATAGGCCGATACCTTCCACCGGGTGGTGGTGGAGCCGTCCTCGTTTACCTTGGTCTCCATCTTGCGCTGGTAGTAAATCACACCATCACCTCAATTTCGGCTGCTGTCAGGTTTGACAATGTAATTTTTGCAGATGTGAGGCTCCCAGTCATATCCTGGCCCCATGGAGTCGGTACGGTAATGTAGTCCAACATATTCTGATCTTCCCATACAATGCTGGTCTCCACAGTTTTTCTGCGCATCCAGTAGTCATACACCCGCTTTGCAACAGTCTGGGCATTGCTGGCGTTGACCAGCGTAGCGTCCTGCACGGTTTTGATGTTCTGTTTGTCGGACGCTGTTACATTTGGGTTGTCAATGCGTACCGTCCCCGTTGTGTGTACATATTTCACACCATTTACAGTGATTACATCATCCCCGGAGTTGCCGGTTCCTTGGGTATAGGTGTGGTATGTAACGATGACCGCGGTAACAATAGCTTCCTGCTTTACGCTTCCGCCCTCAAACACATCCCGATCAGGCAACGCGGTAGGATTTTCGTATTTTGGGGCAAAGAAGCGGATTTTGTTTGTCTTGCTGGTGTCTACCGCTGCGCCGACGATAAAAGCCGCCTGCTGAAGTGCTTCGCGCCTGGTTCCGTCTGTGATATAACCTTTGATTTTCGCGCTGGCAAGGGTGGTTTCAATGTCAACCTCAAATGCGCCGCCCACAATCTCATTGACCACAGATGAAAACGACGTGTCTGCGGTATACATTTTCCCGGGCCACTCGTAGTTATCCAGCACACCCAAAGCGTCCTGGCACTCTACGGAGTAGTCACCCACACCGGTCCGCTCTGGGATGTTGTCAACGTAAAACACGCCGATCAGTTTGTTATTGTGGTATGCTTCTACCGGTTGCTTGAGCTGGAAAATGTACTCTGTGTCTGAATTGCTTTTCAGTTCCCAATCCAGGTAGTTGATGGCGAGTTCGGAAGAAATTGGGTTGACATCCTGCTGAATGGTTACGCTGCCAATCTCCCCGCCTTGGAACTCCCGGATGATGCCGAAAACGATTTGATCTAACCTTGCTCGGCGCTGCGGAAGGGATGTTTTGTCCAGGGAGATATCCACTCGGTTAAAAGCAGATACCGTCTTTTCGCAGAAATAAATGGCGCTGTCAGGCGTAAATACTTGAGCCGCAAGCTGCGTTTCCCCTTGATACCAAGTGACTGTCACCTGCTTACAGTAGTCTCCTGTATCCGGAGAGAATTTCAGAGAAATGCCAAGCGTGGTGTAGTTACTGCCGAAATCAACCCGGATTTTAGGAGTCTCGGAAAACTCGCAGTTTCCGTCCGACACTTCAGATGACATGAAGGCAATGGCCTGCCCGTCGTAAACCATGTGGGTACCGTTAAGCCTCCAAAAATTGTGTTCTAAGATGCACAGCGGCGGAGTGTTTGCACCAGAAGGGAGCAGTGATGTATCAGACAGGCCATGTGCGCCGGTTGCCGTTACTGCGGCATCCTCCTCCGCCCCAACAGCAACATCCCGGTAAATCAGTTTACTGCTCATGCAGGCACCCTTTCAGGGGACATGGCTATGAAGTTGATCTCCAGACCGTCCCACTTGCTGTAATCGTCCGTTTTCAGCATTAGGTTGTCAGCTCCGCTCGTGACGTATGCCTTAAACTGTTTCCACACCTGCCCATACGGGACTTTGATAGTATGACTTGCAGCAGGGGAAGAAATAATCTCATACAGCGCATCATATTGCGCAATCGAGGCATTAGACTGGTCGGGCTCAATTTTAAGAGTGTAATTGTAGTATGTCCCGATGATATCCCTGCGCATTTCTCCCGTCTGGACGCGCCCCGTGTTCGGGCCATCCAGTACGGAAAAAGAGCGCTTCAGGCTGACGACATGCACTTGGTCATACTCAACGCCGTCAATAGAAATTCCGCTCATATCGTCCTCCTTATGTCAAAGATACGCCTACACGAACATTTTCCTGATTGCCAACATCAACAACGGCACGGCCAAGCTCACGACGGTCGAGCATCAGAATGATAGGCCGATTACTCCCGTTCCCGCCCTGTTCCGCCAAAGCCTGCCGAAACGCCTGAACGATGGTTTCAAGCGGAGCTTCAATGTTAGTCCCGGACTTCTGGTCGCCCAGCACCGCCAAGAACTCCCGGTTTGGAGGGATAACTGCACCCTGTGCAAGCTGAGGAATACCCCATTCAGCCGCGTGAGGAATGTTGGCGCTCCAGCTCTTTCCGCCGATTCCAGGGACCCAATCGGGAACGGAGAATGAAATGCTGTTGATTTTGTCGATCAGCCAGTTCAACCCACGAATGATCAAATTTACAACACTGCCGACAATGGTCAAAACAGCGTTCAGCGCCCCTTTTACCATCTTTTTCAGGCCGTTCAGCATTTTATCGACATCCTGATGGATAAGACCGTCAATAAACTCAGCAGCCCCGGCAAAAATCTCCTTGAAGTTTTGCATCAACTGGTCGCCATTGCCCACCAAAACAGTGATAGCATAAAGGACGGCCATAATACCGGCCACCAAAGCTGGGAGTGTACTGCCGGTCAGCATCCCGATTCCAAGGCCGGTAGCAATGATCCCGGCCAGAACAAGCAGGGTGTTCTTGAGGTTTACGCCGTTTTCCATTGCGTCCGAAAATCCAGTTACAAGCGCCGCTAAGCCTGCAACAACCAGTCCGATGGCCGTCCCGTTTTTGCCAAAAGCAAGGGTAAGGCCGCCCACAAGGGCCGTTGCACCTGCGATGATTTCCATTAGGCTTGTCCAGTCAAGCCCGTTTTCCCAGGCGTCCTTTAAGCCGTCAAACATCAGCATAAGTCCACCTATGGCAATCGCCATTCCGGCCAACTTTGTGCCGATCTCTCCCAGCATACCGGGGAGCTTAGAGGAGATCTTCCATAGTGCAAGCCCCGCTCCAATTAGAAGCACCGCATTTGCAATTTTGCGAAGTCGTTCATCTACGCCGTCAAGAAAACTGAAATCAGGAGCAATGTCGGTGGAGCTTGTCCCGCCACCGGACGCAGACGAGCTGTTGTCCGACAGCTGATTGATCTCATCAAAAGCCGCCAAGGATTTCCCGGCGTCTTTGGCCGCTTTCCCGGTCCCCTTCAACGCTTTTGTCTGATCGTTTAGGGCTTTAGCTGATTTCTTTGCTGAGTCAATGCTTTTCCCTGAAATCATCGCCACCAAACGGGCAAGCTGAGATACAACGGCAGTGAGCACATGCACCAGCAGCGTAAAAACTGGAACAACAACGCTGATTATAGGCTGTGCCAATGTAAGCAGTGCCCCCTTTAGTTGGGCAAACGCGGCGGATGCTTGGGCGTCAGCCTTAATGACGTCCCAAAGAAAAGCTTTAATCTGGCGCAGAACGGAAAGAACGACCGTAAAAACAAAAACACGGCGGGCCATAAACTGTAGTTTTTTCCCTATTTTGTCAAAGCTGGGTGGCATATTTCCAGCTTCTTTCCCCGCATGGGAAAGTTGTTCCGTCAGCTCCGCGGCTCTGTTTTCGGCAGTTTCAAGCGCGGTAGACTGGTTTATTACCTTATCGGTAATTCCGGTGTATTGCTTCCCAAGTTTTTCGGCGTCTTTGTTTTGGGAATTCAAAAGGGCTTCCTGCTCTTTAAGGCTTGCGGTTATAGTTGCCTGCTTCTCCTGGGCTGACAAAAATTCAAGCGGGCTGGCATTTGTTTTACCGCTGGTAATCTGCTGGGTGTCAGATAGCTCCGCCTTTAAGCGCGAAATTACCTTTTCAGTTTTCAATGCCTCGTTGGTGGCCGATTCCAGTTCGGATTTAATGCCGCTCTGCTGCGTTTGCTTTTCGGACAATTCCTCGCGCATTTTGTCGATTTTCTTCGAGAGCTTAATCAACTCTTTTTGCGCATCAGCATCATCCAATTTTGTTTCGATGATAATGGATCCATCAGCTGCCATTTACTCACCCCCTTAAATCCATTGGGATAAGATATCGTTTTCGGCGTCGGTGTATTTCCGCTTGATGTCCACCAGACGCTTGTTCTCACGGTAAAATTCCTGATCCGTTTTGTCGAGGCGCTTTCCCTTTGCCTTTAGATTGCGGATCCGGACAATTTGGGCGAAGAAGCAATCCCCGATCTCGTAGTATGCCGCGATAAAAGTCCACCAGTGGATATAAGGCAGTGCCCGAACATCATGGCCAAAAATGCGATTGATGGGAGCGACAATATACTGAAAATCTTGCTCCCAATCCATCAGTTTGGGCCGTTTGCGGTTGTCCCCCTCGTCTCCACAGTTGATAAACCACATGCACTTAGTAAGTGCTTCCTGCAAAGCATCCCCGGGAATGCGGACAAAATCAGGATAGAAAATGTCGAGCGCCGCAAGGGCTTTTTCCTCGTTGTCCAGCTCCGGGGCGGAAAGCACGCCAAAAATGTCCAGAATGGCCCGATAGTCGGAGCGGATCTCGTATTCCGTCCCCGCTATTTCCAGGCTTTTAGGAAGGCCGTACATCATCGGTGATACTTCTTCACATACTTGGCGATTTTCTCATTGGACAGTGCCTTTTCACGTTTGATGCCTTCGTCAAACCGGTCCATAATCGCAAGCAAAAAATTAGCCCATACAGGCATACCGTCTCCGTATGCGTACAGATTCATTTCTCCGAATACCGCATCGCATACCGGAGCTTCAAAAACGCCGTCAATGGAATCTCGCATTTCTTTATCAATCTGGCGCATTTGGTCATAGATTTCCCGGCCTGTTGCATCAGGGTCAGAAAGGCTTTTCCTGGCTTTCTGTTTCTGCTCCAACGCCTCGAATACGTCATATAACTTCCCGGCAAATGCAGCATCCGTTGGGTTGAAAGTGATTTCACACTTGCCATTGACCATAAATGTCTTTTTGCCGTCAGAAAAATTCAGATTTTCCATATTACCCTCCAAAAAAGGGGCGGGGATCCCCCGCCCCTCTGTCTTTAAACATCTGCCGTGAAAGTTACACCGCTGGTGCTCTTTGTGATGGTGCCAAGGGTCCGCGTACCGCCGTAAGTAATCTCACTGGCAATGTTCAGGGTGCCGCCGCCATCGCCGCCGATGCTGGTCACGGCAATAGCGCAGGAATCATACCGCTCGGCAAACTTTGCCTCGCCGGACGTAGCGTAGAAGTGTCCAATCATCATATCCTGATTGGCAAGAGCCTGCGCGTCATGATCCTTGACGGCAAGGTTCCACATCTTCACCGCAGCAGCGTCACCGGCATCCAGAGGGATGGGATCAAAGGTCTGGGAAATAACGGGCTTCTTCATGGTGGTGAAGGTGTTGCCCAGGATGTCCTGTTTGCTCTCCTGACCCCAGTCCATCTCTTCGCTGGAATCCTCCACGCGCTTACCGATGGCGCTCCAAGTGGGAGCTTCCTTAGAGCCGGTATTTAGATACGCGATCAAAAGCTCTCGGTCAATGGTCTGACCTTCGGGCGTCGCAAAAGTTAAATCTGCCATTATACATTCACCTCGTAAATCAGTTTTAGCGGGACCATGTAGTCCTCGTATTGGTCGCTTGTCGCGCCGAGATACGACGCAAACGCAGACGTCTCAACGCGGAGGGCGCGCCTGCCCTCTCCGATGTTCGGGCGCTGTGTCTGCGCCCAATCCGCGAATTTGTTCAGCGTTTCGACTGCTTTCAAGCGCTTGTCGTCGCTTGTTCCGGGCGGCTCAATTTGGTAATGGACTTCAAACGAATATTCCGCCTGATACCCACCGCAGATATACTTCTTGGTGATAACAGCACCCTGCACGGAGGAAAGCGCCATACCTACCGTTTTCGCCGCGAAATACTCGTACTTGATAAGGTCCACATTCTCCGGGATACCGGGAAAGCGGTTCGCCCAAATCAGCATCAGGCGGTCAAGATCCGCCTTTTCACTACTGGACGCAAGCATCACAGGTTTTTCTTTAGAGATCACGCTTCACCGCCTTTTCTGCTACACGCACCCACTTCTTCATGTTCTGTGCCTTGGATGCTTCAAACCAATGGGAGCAGGTGCCAGGTCTGTGGAAAATCAAATCCTTCTCCGGCACAGCCGGAACCTTTGTCACACCATCCCGTGCGTAAGAACTACCGGTCAGTGGATCAACGTACAGCTTTCCGTAGTACAAATACCGAGCATACGGGCCATCGTAAACGATTAAATTCCCAACCACTTTTGTTTTGCCTCTTAAACCGCCGTTCAGCATGGGTACAAAAGGCTCCGTGTCTTTTTTTACCTGCACCGCTACGGCGTGTTCTGCGCGGCTACAGACCTTTGCAATGGCCTCTTTTACAGCGTCCATGCCATCCGTATGAACGGAGAACTTCAACGCCATATCACACGCCTCCGACCTGCCAGTGCTGCATATCAACGCTGCCGAAATCCTTCTCGTCAACCTTGGTCACGGTATAGCAGTTGTCTTGAGCCAGCGCCACGGTTTCGTCGTCCGTCGCAAACTCGCCTTTAATGAAAAACGTTGTCCCACCATTGCCTTTGACGGAAAGCGTCCACAGGTCGGTTTTGTCCTCTGCGGCGTAAAACCGCTGCGGACCGGCATAGGTTTTCACCTTGCCGGTAAATCCGTCCACAGCTTCCACTCCGAATGGAATGTAAAGGTCAACCGCATCCGCTCCAACAAGGCCGCTCTCGCGCACGTTAACCGCCTTAGACGCTTGCAGCATCACGCCACGGAGTACGGTCACATACAGTTTTTGCGTTTCCTGAAACGTCTCCTTGTCGGTTTCTTTGACCGAATTGTAGATCGTTACAGTGTGGGGGGCGTACATGGCCCGCACCCCCTCCCTCTGTACAGCAAGCCAGTGTGGGCGAGATACTCCATGCAGGTCTCTGCAAGTAGCTTTCTTGCCCCATCCGTAGCGTTCAGTGCAGCAACGGCAGATTCTCCGCCGGTCGCCAGTGTGCGGGAATAACCGCCCACAGTCTCGCTTTTGACTTCTGCGTTATTAGCGGCAGCACTCGCAAGATTCTTCGTGGCAAGCGCCTGCGCCGCCTCAATAACCGCATACTTGTCAACCAGCGCACAGCAGCACATCTTTACCGCATCCATCTCCGCGTTGTCCTTGGCTCGGTTCTGCGTGTAATAATCGAGGAAGGAGCTGGCCCGGACAGCCAGACGCGGAAAATCCCCCTCGCTCACAGCGCCCATATAGGTACCGGCGTAGTATGTGTAATCAGCGTATGCCATTCGTATCAGCTCCTTCCAATACTGCGATTATGTCAGCCTTGCGCATTGAACTGCTGACCCCATCCACCCCGTTTCCCCCGGCATAATTAAGCAGCTGGGCTTTTGTCATGTCGGAGAAAGCAAGGGTTTCAGGGTCAGGCTCACTCAGCAGTTCGGTTAGCCCCCCACCGCCGGGGTAATGGAGCCGACAACCACGCCGTCAATGCGCTCGGCAAACAGCGCCATACCGTTAATAACGGTATCAGACGCAGTCATGTTAGTGTAATCGGGCTCCTCGTGGATACCGATATAGCCGGTTGCGTCGGTGACAAAGTCGAACACCTCGCCCAAATCAGCGCCGTTCACGGGGATGTAGTACAGGACGATGTTGTCTTTGGCGGTGGCGTAAATCTTGCCCTTGGGGACGCTGGAGTTCAGAATCACAGTGCCCAAACCAAGGAAGTTCTCGACATAGGTCATGCCGAAAGCGGTCTGCAGGGTGATGTTGGCAGTTGCGAGATAGTCCGCAACGTCCAGCGGGTTCATGAAATACACTGCGCCGATCTCGTCATCCTCGAACAGCACCTGCAGCTGGCCCCATGCCTGAGCCAAGGTCGCCTGGAAGGTCGCACCGCTGGCCTTACCCTTACCGGTTGCGAGGAAATCGAAGAAGCCCTTGCGGATCCCCTTCTGCACGTCCTTCAGCATTTCGTCGGTGGTCATTTCGACGGCCTGATCGTAGCCGCGATCGGTGATTGCCTCAGCAGAGGTGGCTTTGCGCCACTTCTTCATGGTGATCTCCTTGTAGTTCACGGCCTCGGTCTTATACTTGCTCAGGGGGATGGTCTCGCCCTCGGCCACAGCGCCGTCCTCCAAAGTGCCGGTTGCCTTGTAGCTCTTGAGCACGGTACCGGCCTGCTTGGCAAACTTACGGGTAACACCCAGAGCCTCCATCAGCTTCTTGATGGAATAGCTGAACATTTCAGTGAACTCGATCTCGCGAACACGGGCAAGATCTTCCTTCTTAATCAGCTTAGGATCAACAGCCATTTTCATTCTTCCTTTCTAAATAAGTCCATATTTGCAGCGATTGCAGCACGCCGCTCTGCTCTGTCGGAGATTTGCATAATCTCGTCCTTTGTCATGGGTTTCCCACCATCAATGAGCCGTCCACCCATATCAACGCGAATAGCAGGCTTAGATACAAGGCCCTTATAGGTGCCATCTACGAGAGCATCAAGGCTCTTGGTATCCTTGATTTTCTCGCCGTCCAGCTCCAACGCGGCCATTTCTTCGCCACATCCGCGCATCGCAAGATCGAGATTCGCGCCGGTGATGTTTTTGCTTTCAAAGTAAGCACGCACGGCCTTTTCTTTCGCCGCCTTGCTTTCCTTTGCAGTGACACCGGATTTATAAGCTTCAAAATCCGAATGTTCTTTTTCGTACTTCTCCTTATATCCGCCGTCACCTGCCGCCTTGAGGTCATCCAACTGCTTCTGGACGCCGGGCAGCTTCTCCGCATCAACCTTGTAGCGGTTCACGTCCGCTTTCAGGCCGTCCACGGTATCGGTATGCGCTTCGATGATGGTGTCCACCTGTTCGTCGGTAAGACCCATACCCTTCAAAAGTTTGCGTGTAAGTGCCATTTTCTATCTTCCTTTCCCTTGTCCGCAGTCCGTCGCGGCGATAGATTGTATAAAAACCGCTGTACCTCGCGGGTTTTACCTGAAAATAATTGCGATTCTTTCTTGCATTTTTCATGGAAGCGTGGTATAACCTAATCAAGAGAACCGGTCGTTGTCGGATTTATCCGCGCTCTGCGCGGTGTGATGGCGTGTCGGTTCTTTTTTCACGCCTTTTTTACAACAACAACAATATCCCCATTGCGAACAACGATAATCGTATCAACAAACGCTGTTTCTTTATCTTTGTAAATTCTTTGTATTTGAGATTTTAAGACTGAGTCGGTAATTTTCTTTGCGTTTGTTAGATCAAGAACAAAATTTTTGCTCTGCTTCCTCGCTTTTTTAATTCTATTTATTATCGTGTTTTCTCCAGCTTCTTTGCTAAGAGTTTTTAGGTCATATCCTTTACCTCGGAACAAGTAATCCGGAGTCGAAATGCCTTGCGGGTTGTTGACGCGCGGAACCATATACAGTTCACCGCCGAATTCTTTTTCTAAGAGTTCGGCAATTTCTTTTTCATGGGGGCTATAGTCAAGAACGATATTATGCCCGTCAACCGTATATGTAGCCCCGTTCCTTGTGAATGACCTTAGCCCTTGAACGGTGTGACTATTTGGCGTTGCGTCTTTTCGCCACAACTCCGTTACATCAATATATCTGGAATCAGAGAACCCGCCAGTTTTCGGTTGTGTTATTAGTCGATTGGTTGGTGGTTCATAAGGCTCTGGCTTTGTATGCAACACTTTCATTCTCTCCGGCTGCTCCGGAAGCCCCGCTTCCGCACTGAACGCCTTGTATTTGGCGTTTAACCGCCGTAGCCGTATGTTTTCATCTTCATGCAATCCTGCGGCCTTGTAGGCGGCTTTTTCGCGCTTTAGCTTTCTGATCTCCCGCTCCACACGCCGCTGCATTTGCGTTGCTTCATACGCTGTGTAGGTCTTGCCGTCGTAGGTGCAACCCAGGCCGTCGTCAATATGCTCAAGCTGCTCATCGGTGTATGTTCGCTCCGATACGCCCTCGACCCACGGAAACCGCCTGTGCCGGCAGTTTGCACCTTCCAGCCCATCCACAGCGCCAAGGCCGCAGACTTCATAAACACTCGGGTAAATATCGCCCGTTCGGATGCTGTATACCTTTCCTTGCCAGTCCTTGTGGCTTGACCACGGAGACGGCCCCGGCTTATCACGCGCGCCAGCATGGGCGGAAACCTCGAAATACGGTGTCTCAAGATATTCCGCCGATTGCTCCGTGTACTTTGCGCAGATTTGGGAAACGCCTGTCATTACCGCCCGCCGCACCGCCACATCGATTTGGTCTCGATGGCCGCTCTCGTAGTCAACGACCTTCAAGCCGCTGCCGGCAAGCTGTTTTACCGCCGTCTTGATGGCCTGATTGTAGTTAATCGCGCCGCTCTGCACTTGCATTACAGCGTTATCCAGCGCCCATTGGTATGCTTTGGCGGGGGGTAACATTGTGCGCCCAGCGTCCACTAAAAAGCCCATTGATCGCGTTATGTTGCGCATTGTTTGCTTCGTCTGCTCGTATATTGCCCAAGTATCCTCTACGCTTACCAGCGTTTCCGGTTGCGTAACATGTGCGAGGTCAACCAATCCGGTGTAATACTGCTGGTTGCGGTCTATAACATCGTCAAGCAGCTTATTTAACTTTGTTTCGCTGATGCCGGTTGCCTTACGGATCGCTGCCTTGATCTCCTTGATGTCGATGCCGTGGGAACGCAACGCCCGGATGTCCTGCACCGTGACCTCGTTCAGCTCGTCCCGCAGCTTCAGCCGGGAACATATCTCCATTAGCAGCGTGTCCTCAAGTCCACGGTACAACTCCGCCAGCTCTTCCGGCAGCGCATCCAGCAGTTCAGGGGAGAATGGATACTTGCTCATCTTACATGGCCCAAAACTACCCAATTAGGGTTTTCATCTGTGCCAATGTTTACCCAAAAAGTACCGGGGTTTTCTCCATAGCCCATTACTCCACCTCCTGTTGCTGCTCCGTGGTCATGTCCTGCATCTTTGGTAGCGCCGCCTTTGCGGTCGCCTCGTCCTCGTTCATCCAGCGCATGCGGAATTCCCAATCGTTCATGATGCCAGCGTTAAGAAGCTGCACATCACGGTTGAAGTCCTGCCCCTTGTCCTCAATGATAGAATCGTCAAAGTCGATGGAAATCTGTACGTCCTCGTTGAGGGATGCACCCATGTACCGATTGCCCATGCGAAGCAATGCCCTGCACAGCTCCTTGATTGCTTGCTCGATCAGAATTTCGTGCTTCTTAATCGTTCGGAACATAGTGCTATTTTCACTGATGACCTGCGTTGCAGTCGCGATGCTGCCCTGATTGAACTTGTAATGGTTCTCTCCGAATCCGCACTTGCTGGACAGGATGTTCAACATATCTTGCATACCGGTGTTAAACTCCGCCGTCCGCAACGACATATCGACCTGCTGTAAGATGTTGCCGTTTCCGCCTCTGTCCTCCGGCAGCACATAATAAACGGTCTCACGCTTATCGAACACCGGTCGGCCGTCAATGCTCTTGGTGGCCTCTGGCTGTACCACAATGCGCTTCTTTCCAAGGACAAATTCATTCACATAGCTGTCATAGGTAATATCAACGCTTTTAAGCTGGTCGATGGCGTGGGCAAACACAGCCACGCCAAGCGGGTTATTTTCGTCGGAGTTTGCAATGTTCAGCCGGTCGATCACAAACTGCGGCTTGTCGATGCCGGTATGGATTACCGGAGGAATTGTCTCAAACCCCTTCACGCTGGCCAGCGGGACTTCCTCTGCATCATACAGATGGTTCTCAATGTCATACTCGCCGTTGCGCAGCCTGTGCACTTGGATGTAAGTATATTCCGTGTCATCGACCTTCCGGGTGGATGCGAACGCACACTCGCGGATAATGCCGTTATCCCACGTCAGCGGGTAGATGTTCCAAGCGCTGACGTAGTTGATACGGATACGGCCAGAATCAACGATCTCTGCCGTGTCGGGGTTAATCCCCATACCTTCCATTACCGGCACATACGCAACGGTTCCCACTGCCGCCTTGCGCTCCTGAGATTCGTTAGCTTTGACCTCCCAGTTGTTGTCGGCGAAAACAGTATCAATAAATTCCTGTTCCTGTTTCCCTTCAAGTGTGATGTTGACCCGCTCGTTCATTAAGAGGTTGGCCCAGTCCTCGCAGACTTTCTTTCCCATTCCCACCGAATATCGGTGGCACTCCAACTCTTCAATGCCATTCCACACAGTGTAGCTGTGGAAATCTTCAACGTTTCCCTTATACCATGCGTTCCAAAGGTCGATCAGAGAGTAAAATTTGCTATCGACCGTGTCAAACCCGAGATCCTTTAATGCTCTACGTATATTCACTATTTCACCGTCCCATCATGTGACCGGCACGCTCCAGGTCTTTGTAATAAGGCTCAATGCTGTACTCAAAAGCGTCCAAACTATCAATGTCGGATGTGCCGTCATCCAGTCGCTCGTCCTCGAACTTATCAGGGTCATAAATTGCAGTTTGAAGCGCGTCGATTAGGTGAGGGCAGCTCCTCGAAACCTTAAATCTGCCCTGTTTCATCAGCAGCACCACAAGTCTAATTCTGTCTGTGATTTGCAATTTCAGCGCGTTTTTAACCTGTGTCCCAAGGTTCATTTTCTGCGAGATGTGATCTAACCCGCGAATCAGAACGGTTTCTGCGCTATCTGCCCGCGTCTGGCTGTACCCATACTTTGCCGTCACCATCTGGGCAAACGTAGCAAAGCGCCGGTTCAGCGCGTCAGGGTCAATCTCTTCGTTCTTGATGTATTCCTCTTCCAGTGCGACAACGCGAAAGTCCTTTGTAATGCCGGTCGCCTGAAACTTCGTCGCGGACTTTGTGCCGCCGAAGTCAACGCCAATAGAAATGATTGAGAATCTGGTCCCGTTCTGCTCGGCCCATTCCAAAGGATCCCCAATCAAGTATTTCTCGGTGTTGTTGGCGAAATCCTTGTATACGACGCCTTCCGCCGCCACCCACAGGCCGCGAACATAGCGGTCGTAAAAGATACCAGCATACATATTCGCGTAGCGCTCAAGCGTTCTTTCGCTCAGGCCGGGGTTGTCAGTCATCTCGAAATGTAGATACAGTGTGTTCCGCTCACGGTGTCGCTTAATCCATTCCTGATAGAACCAGTGGTGCGGGCTTCCGGGGTTGCAAGAGAACCACAGCTTTGCACCGTCTACAGAGCAACGTGCAAGCGCCTGCTCCACAAACGAGCGCGGCATCAGCACCACTTCGTCCAGCAGCACACCTGCCAGCGTGCGACCCTGTATCAGCGTATAGCTTGCCTCGTCCTTGCCGCCGAACACCTCAAAGTAATTCGTCACGGCACCGCGCCGCACTTCCATCACCTTGTCACCGCGCCGCCATCGAATGATATAGCGTTCCTTCGCAAGGCTCATCGCCGTAAACGGCACAATGATGTTCTTGGTGCAGCTATCCACCGTTCGGCCACACACGCCGAAGCGCTGACCACTGAAATTTTCCATCGCCCAGCGGACGAAAGCCCACATCATGATGGAGGTCTTGCCGGAACGCACAGCGCCGTCGCAGATCAGCGCGTCATACTTGGAATAGGGGAAAGCGAGGATTTTTGCTTGCTTCGGGCTAATCATCGCTCTCGAGCTCCTTTGCCATTTCCTTTAGGCTCTGACTGAGCGCGTCTTCCTTCACCGTGTCGGCAGGGCTGCCGCCGATCATCGCCCATTTGTCGATCAGCGTTCCCATCGCCGTTGTGATCTGGCTAAGGTTCGCCGCCGCCAACTTTTCCGGGTCGTTGAGCATTTCAAGTCCCTTCCCAATGAACGAACACACAAGGTTTTTGTGGTCATTCATGTACTCCATCACATCGGCGGTGTTCTCTTCCTTTTTTTGCTCGCACTTTTCCACAATGTCGGCATTCGCCCGCACAAGGTTCTTGACTGTCGTTGCGGACACGCCGTTTATTTTCGCTGTGGCGCAATAGTTGTTGGTCTGCACATAGTCCGCCAGTATTTTCTTTTTCTGCCGGTCTGTCAGCCTCGCAGCCATTCCCACCACCCCAAATCATTTTTTGCTGCCGGCCCCCGCCCCTGGCTCCACTGCAGCAGATCTACCCGCCCCAGAGGGGCCGCACATTTGCTTTTTCAAGCCGCCTTTTCCGCCGGACGGGCGGCACGCTCCCCGGCAACCGTGTTATTTCTCGCCGCTCCATACACGGATCAAGCGACTTTGCGCAGATTTTCAGAATCGAACTGAACTCTTCTCTCATCTTTCAGCGTATCATCGCCTACCGAGAAACGTCTCTTCCAGAATACTAAATCTGCATATCAGCTCCCGGCTACGCTGCGCCTTTTCATCAGCCGCACACTGTTTTTGCGGATTAACTGTCCGCCGCTGTGGCCACAGCTTGTATGCACTTAACTTCTCGCGCTTCCTCGCCCGCTGGCCGGGATGGTACGGCATTGCAGTCCTGCCCTGCTTTAGCACTTTGGGGAAAGTCCCCGTCACTTGCTGTGGTCTCCCCTTACGGGGCACCTATGCCGCATATTGGTCGTCTTATCGCTGCATATGACCCGGGGCGCAAAAGGAATGCCCCCCAGGTGTAGGAGGTTGTATGGGCGGCATGGGCTACCGCCACCTCTATTGTCCCATGCTGGCCTTCTGAAAAATATGTGCAAACTTGTGTCATTTTTAAGTTTTTTTAAAATAAAAAGAGCGTACCCTGACCGGGTACGCTCTTTTCTCATCTCTGCGTCAGGGGCGCGTCAAAGCCCCGTTTCTTGGCCTGCTTTGCTGTCAGCCTGGAGTAGCACTTGTCCCCCTCCCTGGCTCTGGCCAGCCCCGTGTCCAGCATGTAGTGGCAGGCCATGTCGATCTTAACGGAAGAAAACTGCTTGTAGTAGATGCAGCGTCGGCACTGTTCGCGGTTCATTCTCTCTATCTCCCTGTGTATCGTTTTAATTCCGGGTATCGCGTCTCAAAGGGGATCACCGTCATGTGGTGCTTGGCGATCTCCTGCAGCTCCCGGTCCATGTGCACCCGGTAATAGTCCTGCTCGTTGTTCCGGGTGATGGCCCCGGCGTACTCCTGCCGCACCTGCTGGGCCAGCTCCGTCAGCTCCATGATCCGCTGATAGCCCAGCTCCAGCTTGTCATACCTGGCCAGCGCGATCTGCCAACAGTCGATGTCATACTGCCGTGTGATCCGCTCCGCCGTTGCCATGGCCTCCTCCTGTATCCGGCGCTGCCGCTCCAAAAAACCGCTTGCCATCTCTCTCTTTGCTCCTTCCCAAAAGGTCGTCGGTGGTGCAGCCAAAGATGTCCGCCAGCCTGCACAGCATCACCAGGGAGGGCAGGACCTCCCGCCCCTCCCAGCGCTGCACGTTGGTGCGGCTCACCCCCAGCCGGTAGGCCAGCAGGGGCTGGCTGATCTCCGCCTCCGTCCGGCGCCGGAGGATCTGGTCGCTGACCACCCTCTTCAGCTCTTCCTTAGTCATACGGCTCTTTCCGGGGAAACAACTCTCGGTATTTCTGCATGTACCAGTCGCTCTTTTTACAGTCCTTGCACCGCGTCACAATCACGGCATCCACGGTGGGGACGCTATCGACCAGATCGAGGATTGTATCCTCATCGACGGAAGATAGAGACGCATCCATAAGGGCCAGAATAAATTTATCAGCGTCAATCGTCCTCATGGTCAGCACCTCCGTCCATCTTGGCCACCGCTACAAACTCAAAAACCGTGTCCACAATCGCCCTGTCAATTCGCGCCTGCAAACTGCATTTGTTTTCGAGCACAACCGGCATTTCAGATAAGGACTTGTTATAATAAGCCGTTTTGCGAACAACCCACTTGCCATCCCAAAAATCAATAGAATAGCCGCTGGATTTTGATGCCTCCATTTTTGCCGACTTTGCAGTTCCAGTTTTCACAAAGTAGCTTTCTCGTGTCACCCACGGATTTTTGTATATCTTCATTCAGCACCTCCGTCCATCTTAGCCCCGCAGTTGGGGCAAAAGTTGACACAAAGAGGCAGTACCCCGTCGCATTGAGAGCATCTGGCGTAGAACCCCCCGTCGTCAACCCTATGCCCATGCGCCACCGGGGCCACGTCGGCGGCGGGGGCAGTTTTTATTGCTTCTGCAGGGATAATGAGACGGTAATTATTGTCGTATTCTGCGCGCTCCAATAATGTTTCCCGCTTAATGTATTCAGCCATTATCAGCCCTCCTGTTCCATGCTTCGATTGCGGTTTCTTCTGCCCAAGACTTTTTAAGTGCCCAAAATTTCATGTCGGCTCCGCACTTGCACTTGATCTCAGCACACCAACCGTCATCACCAGATGGGACACCATTGTACTTTGACCTGACAAGGCCAATTTTTGTATTGCCGCAGAACGGGCAAGGTTTTAGGTCATTCATCCTTCGTCACCTCAAATGCCGCTTCCGCCATTTCCCTTCTCCTTTCCAGGTCTGGGATTCGGCACCGGGATCATGCGGCATTTATCAGCAGCAAACTCCGCAACATACCGCAAGGCAGTACAAGCGAGGGTGACATCGGCCATCCATTCGTCCGCATACTCTTTTCCGCGTCCTTCGAATTTCATGGTTCGGAGGTCTGTTGCAACCAGCAAACCTACCTGCATAAGATTTTCTGCTGCCTCGTTCCATCGTTCTTTCGGCAATGCATAGCCGATCTCAATTTTTGCATTATCCATCTTTTACCTCCAATGCCTTCTCCGCCTCCTCGTAGGTGAGAAATACGGACTTTCCGATTTCCTCTGGATAAAACTCCCATGCTTCGCCGTTTTCGTCAGTCCCCTTCAAAAATACGGTTTTATAGCCGTCATACCATCCGACCCGGTCTGCGTCATCCAATGAAATTTCCCTGATCGGTTGCTCTACGTATTCTTTATCAATTCCCCAGAATAAAACTTGATCCCCAAAGACAACCTCGAGCCAGTCCTTGCACGGCAGCACCACCAGCCGGCCGGCCTTGTCAGCCTCCATCAGCGCGACGATGCGCTTGAATGTTACGCCCTTACTGATTGCCTCATCCTCAAACGTCTTGTAATTGGCGCACATCGCCGGTTCCAGCTTCGTGTCCTCGTATTCTTTCAGCCGCTCCCACACCTTCCGCGCAGAGCACGCACCGTTATATGGGCACGGAATTTCTTTGCATTGGGCGATGTCGCAAAAATTCCCCTCAAAAGTCAGTCGTTCCATCATTCAGCCTCCTCATCCGTCGCAACACCCGCACGGAGCGCCGCATAGGCAGCCGCCAGGGCTGTCCGGGAATAACTCGTCAAAGGTGATCTGTGCGTCCTCAAGCTCCTTGTTCAGCATAAACTCGTTGTAGTAGCTCTCCCAAGACCAGTTACGTCCAAGCCCTTTGACGTTAACGTTCGTCGCTTCCGCCCCGTGCTCGATCTCCACTGCCCGGCGGAACAGATCCGGATAATTCTCCCACAGGGCCTTGATCTCCTTCTTCTTCATGGAGGGACAGAAAAAACAGGAGCTTTTCCCGGGCCTGGGCAGTCCGGCCCGCTCGATCACGCGCACGCACTCATCCCGGGTCCAGCCCCACACATAGAGGGGATAGTGGTTCTCATACTTTTTGTTCGCCTCGTCCGCCAGAGCTGCGTGCTGGATGCGCCGTGTCTCCCCGGCATCGTATCCGATAAACTTGTGGACTCTCTGCCCACTGGCCCACACGTCCTTACATGGCTGGTAGTTGTTGCAGTATTTTTCCTGTGTTCCGATCTTGTGTTTTAACGAGCATCGCTTAAACCCATAGGCGATGGAGGGCAGCGTCCCGCTGTTGATACACTCCTGCTCCAGCGTCAGCCGGTTCCCATCCTTGTCGTGGTACTCCACAGAGATGATTTTCGGGAGTCCATGTCTCTCCAGCCAGCTGTTAAAGGTCTCGATAAACTCGTAGGTGTGCGGCTGCTCGCCTCCCGTGTCTGCAAACAGGATCAAGTCGATGGGGATCTTGTGCAGATACATTCCGATGATCATGGCGGTGCTGTTGGTGCCGCCGCCAAAGGAAACAATATTCATCCCAGCGCCTCCCCCGGAGGCTCCGGCATGGGCATCCAGTATCGCACGAGGTTGGTAATGCAGAGGCTGCAGTCAAAGAAATTCCCGGTGTCCAAGTCGTAGTCAGCACAAATAACAGCTCCGCGGTAAACCAAAGAGCCCTCTTGCCCGTCAGCGTAAACCAGGCACCAGTCGCCATCATCATCGTCAGGCAGTCGCTCCGTCACCGGAATCCACTGCGGCACCCGCTGACTCAGATCCTCCAGCCGGTCGGCGCCCTCGTCCAGCAGCGCCCGCTTGCTCCGGGTCTCGGTGCTCCGCAGCGCCTGGATCAGCTCTTTGTCTGTCATACTGTTACACCCCCATACAAATTGATCTGGCTTAATGCGGGCGCAAGCATCTTTTCTCTCGCCGCCTCGCAGAAATTCTTGTCCACCTCGAACCCGTAGGCGCTGCGCCCCAGCTCGTAGGCGGCGCGTAATGTAGTTCCGCTCCCGGCCACTGGGTCAATCACCACGTCACCCGGGTCAGTGAACACTTCGATTAGCCGTTTCAGCACATTTACTGGCTTTTGTGTCGGGTGAATCTTGGGGATATCCTTCCCGTCTCGTTCCCACTTCTGCCAGTCAAAAACCATCTTCCCAGTGCCGCGAATCGGCTTCCCATCTTCCCCAATCTCGCGCCCGTTGTTGAATTTCGGCAGCTTGTCCCGGTAGAGGACAACTGCAAACTCCGTTGCGCCCACGATCTTCATGTTGGCTTTCAGCACCTGCGCGGAATAGTTCTTGCAGAAAAACAGCGGATAGCTTTTTGCAAATCCGTACCGCTTTCCATACTCGATCACGGTCTGCATCTGCTCAAAGGCGCAGAACACGATCATGGCCGGGGCCTGTCCCTTTTCCTTTGGCTCCTTTTTCAGCAGCCTGTTGCAAAAGTGCATATACTCCGCGATTTTGAATGTGCCATCCGTGTGAAAAAAGCTCTGCTTTGCCATCTTGCTTTCCCCGTTTTTGTTGTCTCCTCCCTGATACCACATAGGATTGCTGGCATAGGCATCCGCTCCGATGTTGTACGGGATGTCCGCGATCACAAGCTGGGCTTTCGGCACGTCGTACCGCTTGAAATTCTGGAAATTATCATGGTATAACTCGCACTTAATCCCTCTCACCGTCCCGTACTCCCAAACCCGTTATTTCCCCGGTCGCCGCCGTCCAGCTCCTCCACCGGCTCCACGCTCACATACAGCACCGGCAGCACCACCAGCTGAGTGATCTTGTCGCCCCGTGCAAACTGCTTAGCCTCGGTGCCGTGGTTGTACAGCTTGACAAGGATTGTCCCTGTGTAGCCCTCGTCAATGACGCCCTCCGACACGATCCCGTCCTTGACGTTCAGCCCGCTCTTGCTCTTGAGCATCCCCACCGTCCCGGCCGGCAGCTGGATATGTACCCCAGTGTCGATCACCGTGCTGCCCCCGGCCCGGACGTAGGCGTCTACCGGCGTGCGCAGATCCAGCCCCGCGTCGGTGTCGTGGGCCCGCTGTGGCAGATAGGCCCCGGGGTCCAGTTTTACGTTCAGTTCCATGTTTACCTCCGTTTTTCTCCCCCGGGGGCGTTTTCCTGCCCCCGGGGGTCAGCCTTACTGCATCACAACAACGTTCCCGGCATCGACCAGGTCTTTTAAGTGCTCCTCAAAGTATCTGGCGATGTTGCTCTTTGCCTCCAGCTTCCAAATGCCGCCGTCGGCCTCAAAAAAGCCCACGCCCTTGTCCTTGTCCACCCGCAGCAGGAACTCGCTCTCCGGCTGGGGCACCTCCAAAAAGGTGCGGAATGGAATCAGTTTGACCCTGGGTTTTACGGCCACCATAGCCTTCAGGTCCACGCCCTGGCGGGCCTCTACCTGCTGGGTCACCCCGTTGTCCTTGCTGGTCACAGTGCTGTTCTCGCTCATGTGGGATAGTAAGTCCAGCAGATATTCGGTCCCATCGTTTGGGACGAACAGGCTGCGCAGCTCGATCAGTGCCTCCTCCTGGCTCCGCCAGCCGGTGCGGATACCGGGAGCATCGGCCACGGCGCTGTACAGCGCATTCCTGGAGAGGTCAGGGAGATAAGTAGTCATCACGTCCACCTGCTTATAGGAGCTCGCCTGCACCATAATGGTGGCGCCGATTTTCTCCTGCTCCGTGCGGATCAGCTTGCAGATGCTGTCCAGGCCGGACATGTTGATGGACCGGGGGCGGTCCACATGGGGCGGAATGCGGATCAGCTCTCTGTCGGCGTAGTGCTCACCGCCGATGTCAAAGGTCTGGGTCTGCTTCAGGGACACGATTTTGTCGATCATTTTAGCCAGCATAATGTTTTTCCTCCTTCAGTTACGCTTTCATCAGTTTCAGGATTTTGGGCTCTTCCTGGGTCTCGCCGTCCATGGCCATCTGACCAGGGACCTGGGGCACGGCCTCCACCACGACCATCTCGCCGTTATCATCGGCGCTGAGAAACAGAGTAGTGCTGGCGGGATGGGTAGGAGCCAGCGCAGACTTTGCGGTCACGGCCACGCTGATCTGAGAGCGCTCCTCATCCGGCACCATCTCCAGCGTGAGGGTGATCTTGCGCTTGGCCGTTGCCTTGGTGTTAGGGTCCAGGATGTTGTCGATCACCTTGCGCATCTCGTAGTCCGCACGCTCGGCAAAGGCTCCCCGGCCCATCTGCAAGATGGACTCTCTGGTCATTTTGTTCATGCTGATTTCCTCCTGTCATTTAGTTATTTCGGTTAGATATTTCCGCCTCAGCTCCGCCCAATAGGCCCGGAACCACGCCCTCCAGCGGCAGCACCCGCCTGTGCTCCGGCAGTCGTCCTTGACGTAGCACAGGTCGCAGGGATAGTAGATGTTCTTCGTGTCAGAAGGGAAGGTCGGGGTCGTCATCGTCCATCACCTCGAATTCCGGCAGCTCCCGCTGTCCGCCTTCCGGTTTGTTTCCGGCAAAGTATACGTTCTCCGCCTGCACCTCGGCGCTGATGCGCTTGTTGCCGTCCTTGTCCGTCCACTCCCGCATCTGCAGGCGGCCTGCCACCAGCACCTGACTGCCCTTGCCGAAATACTTTTCCACGAACTCCGCCGTGCTCCGCCATGCCACGCAGGTGATCCAGTCCGTGGCCCTCTGCCCGGTGGCCTTATCCTTGAAGTCCCGATCCACCGCCAAGTTGAAGGTGGCCACCGCAACCCCGCTCTGGGTCCGCCGCAGCTCCGGGTCTTTGCCCAATCTGCCCATGATAACAATGTGATTTAACATATTCCGTGCTCCTTTTCGTATTCTTCCCTGGCCTGCTTCGCCTCTTCCCGGATGCACGCCCGCACGTCCGCGTAAAACGAGCCCATGCAGTTGTTGCACTCGGGCCGCTTGCAGTGCAGGCACCGCCAGACCAGGTCCCTGTTGTCCATCCCATAGACGGGATGCTCATCATCCTTTTTGTGCCGCCCCATGGAGCGCTTCCACCTCCACCCGGATGCAGTCCCCCTCCCAAAACTCGTGGGAGACTTTCCGGACATACTTCGGCCCGTCGTCCGCCAGAAGATACCCCTTCATGGCGTCCACAATGGCCTTTCCCAGCACCGCGTGGTTGTCGATATCCAGGCCGTCCGCCCAGTAAAACCGCACCTGCGCCGGACTGCTGATCACCCCCGGTTTGATCCCTGCCCTGTGCATGGCCGCCCTGGCGATCATGTGCAGCTCCTCGGCGTCCCGCTTCCGCTCCGGCCAGCTCTTCCCGGCGTAGTAGGCGTTCAGTCCAAACCTCCGGTTCCAGCTGCTCTTGCCCTTCTTCCCTTGGGGGTATTGGATCTCAAATCGGATCATTCCGGCGTCACCTGAGCTACCCGAATCAGATAGCCGTCCTCCTCCTGCCGGGCGCTCACTTTATAGCGCTCTAAGATCCTGGCCGGGTCAAACAGGGGCATTTTCAGCGTCCAGCCGTCCCCCTCCTTCTGGCCGTACCACATGGCCAGCACCGCCATGTTGGCGTTCATAGTGGCGTGGGCCGCCGCCAGCCCGTCCAGAGCCGTCTTGGCGTTGGGCCGCAGCTGGGCCAGCTCCGCCTCCTGCCGGTCTACTTTCTGCCGGCAGCGCTCCAGCTCATACTCCAGCCGCTTGATCTTGTCTGTGTTTCTCTCCATGGTCATCCCTCCAACAGTAATTTTGCCTTCCGCATTTTCTCGTTTGCCTTCCCCCTTCGGATGCTCTCCCCCCGGAAGGCCAGGGGCACGCACATCTCCAGGATGCGGTCGTAGATCCGCTGATACTCCATGCTGGGCGGCTTGCACAGCTCATCCAGGGTCAGGTTGGTGGTCACGATCAGGGGCTTCCTGGCCTTGTACCGCTCGTCAATGACCATGTAAACCGTCTCCAAAGCGTAGTCGCTGTTCCGCTCCGCCCCCAGGTCGTCGATCACCAGCAACTGGTAATACCGCATCTCCTGGGCGATCTGGGTCTTGTCCCATCCGGCGTTCAGGATGCGGGGGAAACTGGTGATCATGGCGGGGATCCCCCGGTCGATCAGTTCGTTCACAATGCAGGCAGCGGCGTATGTCTTGCCGTTCCCGGTCCCGCCCCACAGCAGCAGTCCGCTGTTCCCCTCCCGCATCTCCCGCCAATGCTCGGCGTACCGGCGGCACTTCTCCAGCTCCGGCGTCATCCGCGCCTCCCGAAAGGTGCAATCCACCAGCCCCTTGTCCCGGATGCCGTTGGCGCGTAGGGTTCGGATCTTCAGGTCCAGGGCTCTGGCCTCGTCCGCCTTTTTCTCCGCCTCCATGCGCCGCTGCTCACAGGCGCATTGACAGCCCACGATCCGCTCCCCGAAATGGAACTTGATCCTGCACTGCTTGGGCGTCTCACAGTGGCCGCAGTATAGCAGGCCGTCTTTCATGTAATCACCAGGAGCGGGCCTTTGGGTGCTGGCCCTGGCGGTGGCGTCAATGATGGATTCCGTGTTCATAGGCTGCCCTCCGTGCTGCCGTAGTCATAGACAAACGGCTGTTTCGGCTTTTGCCACGCCCACCGGTCCCACTTCTCCGCATTTCTGCAAGCCGCTTTCCAGTCTTTCATGGGGGTCTTGCCGACCATCCAGCCTTTGGATTCGTAGAAGTCGATGAACTCCTGCGGATCTACCGCCGAATGGCGTTCAGCCACATAGGACTGAACCTCTGCGAGTGTGGGGGGTGTGAAGCGCTTCGCGCGCGATATATCTCCTTGACCTTGACCTTGACCTTGACCTTGACCTTGTCCTTGGCTTTTTTGGCTTTCCGAAAAAAGCGGTGGCTTTTCTGGCTTTTCAGAAAAATGGTTGGCTTTCCCTTCCGTCTTTGGCCTGCCACCCTTTTTCCCGTTCTCGCTGCATCGGGCGGAAATCTCCTCTTGGGCCTTGATGGACTCGTCCATGTCCCGCTTCATGGCGGGCCAGATGAACCGCTCCGGCCCGGAAAAATTCGGCTCCGTCCTGTCCCTCCGGTATGCGATCATGGCCCGCACCAGCGCCCCCACGGATGCGTCGTCATACTCCCTGAAATAGTCGTCATAGCTCAGCCACAGCTTGACGTACTCTCTGCTGCCAGCCACTGGCCTGTCTCACCTCTCTCTTGGCCTTCACCTTGTAGATCCGGCACAGAGTCTTGTCCATCACCACCCCGCCGGGCAGGTGGTATTTGTCAAAAAACTCCCGGTCGCTCATGGTGTGGGCCTCCTGGTGCATCTCCCGGCACAGGGGCAGCACCTCCATGCCCTCGTGGATGATGTCGTCCCGGTCACGGCCCATGCCCACCCGGTCGATGTGGTGCAGCTCCGCCGGTCTGCCCGTGATGCAGCACTTCTTGGCGATCAGACAGGCGTAGATGTAGTCGGGCACGTCGTCCACATACTCCAGCAGAGATACCCTGCATGGGATGTCATACTCCAAGATAAACCGGACCAGATACCGCTGGAAAGCGCACACCAGGCTCATGGGGGCGTTGGACAGACTGAATATCCTGTCCGCCGTCTCCCCAAAGTCGTCCGCCAGAAACCGGAGCTTCAAATACTCCTTGGCGGAGTGTACGTCCTGCCCGGTGTAGTCGCTGATCTCCCGCAGCAGGGCGTAGCACATTTTCCTCTGACGGTCGCTCAGGGGCCGTGCGTCCAGGGGCTGCACCAGGCACTCCTTGTACCCCCGCTTGGTCATGGTGTACCAGTCGTCGTAGTGTGCCCGGATCAGAAGCTCCTGGGTGCGCTCGTCATAGCCCACGATCCGGCCCTTTACCGTGTCAACCGGCGTTTTCATGGATTATCTGCTCCGCCTGTGTCTGCTCCGCCTGGGCCTTCTTCACCGCTCTCATGCAGTCCCAGCAAAGGTTGCTGTGATAGACCTTCATGCTCTTCCCGGCGATCTCCTCCGCCGTGAATTTCCCGGCCTTGCCGTTGTAGCCCTTGATGGGCTTGCTGCACCGCTGGCACAGGATGGGCGGAGGCTTCACCGTCTCCTGCTGCCTGTCATACTTGGTCTTGTCCTGGTTCCAATACACGTCCGCTGCCATGCCCAAGCTCTTGCAGGCCACACTGATGGCGTCCGTGTAGGCCATCTTGTAGGCGTCGTCGTTGGTGGTCAGGCTCCCCTTCTGGGTGTCCACCAGCATGGAGCCGCCAATCCCAAACAGCGGGTCAGACCAGCCGCTCTCCGTGGCGTACCGCAGCTCCAGGCTGCACCAGGCCACCACCTCGCCCCCCGCGCCCGGGGTGGTCCAGAAGGTGGTGTTGTCCACCTTCCATCCGGTCCCGCAGGGGCCGAACAGCTCCGTCAGTTTCTTCAGCCGCCACATGGGGTTGATATCCGTCTTGCCCTTCAGTTTGCCCGCCTGGATCTGCCGCTGGGCGTTCTCCGGGCATCTCCGGCTCTGCTCATAGAGTTCCATCTTTTCCATACGCTGCCTCACTTCACCTGGAACGTGGGCTCCGTCTCCACGGGCACCACGCCCTCCGGGATATCCCCGGTCTCCTTGATGTATTTCTTCACGTCCTCCCAGCTGGCCTTGCGGGTGATCTTGACGGCCTCGGGCAGATTGGCCTCGCACCAGCTCAGCAGCGCCCCTTCGTCCCGCTCATAGTCGATCCCGGCGGGCTTGCAGATCAGCTCCCCGCTGGGCAGCGCGTATTTCTCCGTTCCCCCGCGGGTCACCCGATGGGGCACTCCGGCAAAATACTGCCGCAGCAGGCCCTCCATAAACTCGATGGTCTCCTGGGTCTTGGCCTTTACCTGGTTCATACGTCCCTGGTAGAAGTCGGTCCACTTGGCCTGCTCCTCCTGGGCCTCCCGGATCTTCTTCAGGACCCATTCGGCCCCCTGGTCGTCCTGGATCCGAAAGATCCCGTTCTTATACTCGTCCATACGTCCTCCTTAGTCTGCCAGATCCCGGTTATCCACGGCATCCAGCGCGTCAATGCAGTTCTCACAGCCCACGATCTCGCCGCCCCTCGCCCGGTAGAGGGTGCTGCACTCCCACCCGCAACAGGGGCAGCGGGGCATTTCGTCTTTCTCCGGCTCGTCCAAACTGGGCTCCGGTATGTATCCCCTCATAGCATCGCCGCCTCCAGGGCCGCCAGCAGGGCATCCCAGAAGCATTTTCCCAAAATCACCAGCCCGATCATTGCCGCCAGATAGGCAAGCCCCACCCGGCGCTCTCTCCGCATCTCCTGCCTGGTCCTCGTCCGTCTGTCTGTCATTCTACTTCCACCCACTTTCCGTTCTTCACCGTATACCAGACATTCGCCTTGATGGTCTCACCATCCACAACGGCAGACATGATCGACTTAATGGGATACGTACTGCCATCCCAATCTCCTCGCTCCACGCAAACAATTGCATTTCCGAGTAATCCCATGACCTTGCCGTCAAGCCCCGTGCTGAGAGCCACACACGCTGCCCCCGTGGCAGAGGCTGCGCCCCGGTTGCCCGTTGCAGAGGCGGCGCCCTGGTAGCCCGTGGCAGAGGCG